ACCTTAGAGGCGGTGGGTGAATGGGAATACCTCGAGTCTGATAAACCTGTCGTGTCGTCGAAATCGAAATCGAAATCAAAGGGTGGTAGTGGACGAAGCCGTCACCGCCATGACGACGACGACGACGAACACCGCGACCATGCATCTAGCAAGTATAAAACAAAAGAAGACGACCTTCCAGTCGGCGAGATTGAGAATGTTCTTACAGAGAAATTCCAGGAATATAACAAGACGCGCGAGTTCGTTATTCATGAGTCAAAGAGCAGTTTTCTGGCATTACTTATCAAGTCCGTGGAGGTTGTGAAGGTCTAATTCCATGACATTCCATGACAGTCTATGAATCCATGATTCCATTCCATTGCATTCCATTTCATGAATCCATGATTCCATGATTCCATTGCATTGCATTCCATTCCATTGCATTTGATGTATACTTATTATTATACATCATATCATCCGCCTATCACTTGTATTTCGCTCATCACTGTATCACATGTATATTACTTCCTTACCCGGTTCCGATTGCCCCCGGCGTTCGTTTTGAGCCAACAGTTCATATTTGGATTGAAGCAATCGGTATTCTTCCCGTAACTGGTCTATCACTTTATTGCGCTCATCCACATCTACTTGTAGTTTCTGAATAATCTCGACAACTTGTTGGTTATTTAATGCGACGGGAGGTTGACCCGGTTGCTGCAATAGGATTTGGCCACCCCCGCCCCCGCCCCCGCCCCCCGCCGCCACCGCCGCGTCTTCCGCCATTTTCGCCCGTTCCATTTCCAGTTTACGCGTTTGTTCAATAACATCCGGTTTCATTTCGGGACGTCCCGGTGCATAATCCTCCAACTGTTTCTCAAGTTCAACCATATAAAACCGGCGAAGTGCGTGGTCTTTTATGAAATCCATCACCTTTTTCGGCGAATCATGTACCACATCCGGGTTCGCATTGACTAGGAGTTTACGTTTATCGAATGTATTATGTTCGTGTGAAAACACCAAAATCACCTTCATCGGGTCTAATTGGACAAACGGAACCGTATAATCTTTCAGAAATGCGCGTTCTTCCGCCAAACATGCTTCATCATTGTACCGGTGTTGTTTCAAAAGTTTACGTTTAAATGCGAATGTCCCCGCGGTTGCATGATTCGGGCCATACGGACCAAACCGCTTCATTTGTCCGATGTGTTTGAAATAAATGTATATTTCACTTGAACCCGCGCAAAGTGCATCCGGATGTGTCATGAGCATATGCACCGCATGAGAAACACGTTGGGGCGGATAATAGTCGTCGTCGTCCATATAGACTAGAATCTCGCCGCGCGACTTTTCATGAAGCAGGTTACGTTTCTTTCCAAGCGGCATTTTGGTATCATATTTGAAATATTTCACGCGAGGATGTGACGCAACCAAATCTTCAATCGGGTCAGTTCCATCGTCGATTATAATCCACTCCATACGGTCTTGGGGATAATCCTGGTTGTTAAAACACGAAATCATCGCCTGAATAAATGGGCGTCGATTAAATGTCGGGGTACATACACTCACAAAAGGATAGGTTTTGAAATACTCGGGTGTTGATTTTTCAGGGGCGACGATGATTGGTCGCGCTGTACTAATACCGCTGTTAACGCCACCGCCGCCGCCGCTTTTTTTATGTCCCATTCCAGTGTGTGTGTGTGTGTGTCTTGTCGTATAACAAGTATAATACGTTATACGACAAATTGTTTATGTTCTTTCATTCATTCATTCATTCATTCATCCACTCCAGTTTTTGATTGCATTGAAGAATTCCATGATTCCTTGCCAGTAATGATAGAGGTACAATACCAGCAACATCAAAATAACAATGGCAGCAACATTCAAGTCGAGATACTCGAATGCATAAAACATCAACGTCAAGTTAAAGAAGAAGAATATAATGGGGACATATTTGGAATATAGTTCGCGATACTGGTCCCAATGAAGAAGCGGGTAAATAAAGATTGTTCCGATAAACTGGAAAAGTTGCACGAAAAATGAAATTATCGGTATGACGCCAAATCCAAATGCCGTAAATATCGACCATAATGAACCGCCAATAAATTCCTTCCGGTTTTCAGTAGGGTTCAAAATCATTCCGATGACAGTGGTAAAAAATGGACCACCCATCAAAATAAATGCTCCCAATAAAATAACCACAAATGGTATTAATATAATAATCAAAGGAGACACTGCAGTATATAACTCTTTCGGTATACTCTGCGAAATTTTGAGTATATATTCGAATAGTGTGAGCAACATTGCGCGGTCGGATGAGAATGAAAATATGAATGAGTTATTGACCCATTGCTTGAATCGAGCCTTGATAAATTCCCAGTTCAGTAGATTGACCTGGGTTACACCTTCGTCTACACTATCCTTTACCATATCTACATCCTCTTTTGACAGACAGAACCATTTAAAGACGTATGTATCCAGAAGGATGGCTGCTTTGAGATAAAATTTCTTCGGAGTTTCGAGTTTTGGGTTATCTGCAATTCCACCGAATTTATCATCACAGTCTGCCTCGCATGATGTATACTCATTTGTATAACAATATGGCCACTTATTTCGGTCGGTTGGAAAGAGGGTTTGTAAATCAAGACTATTCATCTTGATACTTTCAGGTGTACAGAAAAAGAGAATATTCACACAAACCACTGAAATAATGATAGTCTCAATAAATAGGGTAAGAACACTCAATCCGAACTCTTTCAACGCCTCAATATCGAACAATGATTTTTTTGAAGAAGATTCGCCCTTGCCCTTGCCCTTGCCACCGTCCTCGTCCGCGTCCTTGTCCTTGTCCTTGTCGTCCCCACCAAACATTCCGCCAACTTTGCTAAAAGTACCCTCTTCCTCCTGACCCTCATCTTCTTCGTCATTCTGCTCCTCTTCCTCTTCGTTACCGGTGTCTTTTGTGTTTTCTTCGTCATCGTCAGCCATTATTTATGAGCGAGAGTTATATATAGGAGAGAATATTATCACGTGAATTATTAACGCGCATACATCAACCCACAATTTCCCGAGATAAACGTAAGCACATTATACCGCTCTTCTAGAATGTGGAAATCGTAGTTGTACAGATAGATATTCACGTTTGGTTTATTGAGACCGATAATCTCTCGCGTGTTCGGATCGCAAATCACATTCACTTCGGCCGCGCTATCCAATGGCGGGTATATCGTCGTCAGTTCCAGCTCTATCTGATTGAACTTACTCATATTAATCGCGCCGCTGGGTTGCAAGTCATAGGGGTCCGAGTTCAGGCAGAAATTGTAACAGTATATCCCAGGTTTTGCACTCCCACGAGTGCGCGTATATTTCTCCACGTAGTTATAGATACCCGCATCCAGCAGATTCTCTCGATACTTCCCATTCAAAGAGATTCCCAACATCTGTAAAATGTCGCGTTCATTCTCGGACTGGAAATCACCCGTGATATGAAGTCCGGTGAGGCGTTTATCGCGGGGGTTGATACCTGGACCGATTCCATCCTCCGGTCCATTTTTATCATAGTAGTAGTGGTCGAACGGAAACTCTCCTCTCCATGCAGTTGTCTGGATGTCGCTTGCCGTAGTCACAATCTCACTAAACAACGCTGGTTTCCATCGGTCGTCGATTGGGGCAGGTATAATGTCATAAGGCAGATAATTGTACGGCCAGTTCGTGTAATTGCTCCACTCGTTTCGGAGATTCACGTCGCTTCGCTGAAAAAACATCGTCCACGACGCCACCATTCCCATCGAATTCTCTATTTTGAGTTTCTTGTTCCCCGTCACATCGTTGAACGTCCAATCATAATACGACTTAATCAAGTATTTCTGCTGGTTCGCAGCAAAGACTTTGGACTCATCATCCGAGAGAAAACAGTAGGTCGCCATCAAGTGGACATCCGCATTCCAGTCGGTGCGAATACTCGGGTATGAGTTCAGCGATAAATCGATACTAGGAGGCGGGTATAAAAACCGCCACATTTGGTGGAGGGGGTTCGTGAGGTCGGGTTGGACGACGGGCCAATAATTCCCGGGGTCGCCTACATCGCGAATTGTGAACAACTCCTTCACTGGGCGAAGTGTGACGTCGATTTGCAGTTGATTGTACTGAAGACACACAAGCGGAAACGCCATTTTGGAGGAGAGCGTGAACCACGAATTGATGGGTATGTATATTTTTCTACCGCGAATGGAGGGTTCTGCGCCGGCCACATTATTTGTGCGATAGGCATTTGGATACTGATTGAGTCTCGCGCCAGAACAGCCTGGATTATATAATTCAGGGACGTGGCCGGTCATTTGGTTGTAAAGTTCGCGCTTGGTTGCATCGAGGTCGCGTTCTAGAATCGCCATCAAATTATTGCCGGTGAACTTTTGAAGCGTCATGCCGCCGACAGAAATCACGATTTCCTTGACCATTTGGGTTCCGATGTTTTCAATCCAGCGAAACTCGTACGGCGCCCACATGTCTTCGACGTTGGCTGGCGGATGAATCGGGCTCCAAATCGACGGGAGTGTCACGCAAATATAGGTATCCATTAACAGTTCTGCATACCGTGGCATATAAAATGTGAACTTGGACTCCTCTGTCATTCGCAGTTTCTTCTGACCATCGAAATCAATTCTAAACTTTTGAAGACCGAAATTCGTATATTTAAGGTAGGTGCTTTTGAAAAAGGATTTCTTTGGATTGCCGTTTAGAATAACATTTTGATTGCCGGTTGCAATAAGATTCAATAAACCACCCGTCATTTAGTATTTTAGTATTATTATTATTATTATGTGGATTATTATTACTACTTGTAATAACTTTATATAAAAATATACCGTATAGATAATTATATATACTGTATATAATTAGAAATCCGTTGGTTCCACTACATTATATATGAAAGAAAATCAGGTAGAGGTTCTATTTGTAGGTGTCATTATTCTTGGATTTGCAATATGGAATATATCGGATATGATTAAGTCGCGGTCGTATGAAAAGCATATGCGGATACGCGAAGGGTTGACGGTATCAGCTTCGATGGAGACCGCCCAGAGTCGGGGCAGTGGCGAGGGGAGCGAGGGGGGCGGGATTTTGACCGGATTAAATAAAAACACCATGAATATTCTTAATACGGTGATGTCAAAATCAAAAGTCGAACCATTATCTACGGAAAAATTTACGGTGGATACTACTGAAAATGATATGACGATTCATCAGCGTAATAAGGCAGCTACTGTGTTAGATAAGGCGCCTCCGGCGCTCCCCGCGCCCCCTGCGCTCCCCCCGGCACCCGCGACCCCC